TATTCATAAAATTTTAGACGGAGTTGACAGAGTAAGAATATCTGATCCTGTATCTTTCAGTAGACTTGAATTATGCACATACAAGGTTCAAGATTTCTGGGCATTGATGTATGAAGAGGGTGATCATACCATAAGACATACTCACTATCCATGCACATGGGCATCATGTTATTATGCATATGCAGATGAAGACTCTGCACCTATAAAATTTGACATGTTGCGAATCAAACCGAAATCTGGTACACTACTATTATGGAACGGATCTCTCTTTCATTCTGTCCCTGAGACAAAAGGAAAGAGAATTGCTATTTCCGCAAACTTGATTATTGATGACTTTGGATAGAGATTTTATATGGGTTGAAAAATATAGACCCAAGACAATTGATGAATGTATTCTACCTGAGAGAATCAAGAAAACATTCAATGACTTTCTAGCAAAGGGTGAACTACCAAACATGCTCCTATCTGGACCTCCCGGCATAGGAAAAACTACGGTGGCAAAGGCACTATGCAAGCAAATGGGACTAGATAGTTATGTGATAAACGGATCGGATGAAGGCAGGTTTCTCGACACCGTGCGTAATCAAGCTAAGAGTTTCGCCTCTACTGTTTCCCTTACGTCAAGGGGCAAGCATAAGGTTATTATCATTGACGAGGCAGACAACACCACCCATGATGTTCAATTACTTCTTAGGGCAAATGTTGAACAGTTCTATAAGAACTGCAGATTCATTTTTACGTGCAATTACAAGAATAGAATCATAGAACCATTGCATTCTAGATGTACGGTCATAGATTTTGGTGTGGATGGTAAGGAGAAACAAACTATAGCAGCACAGTTCTTCAAAAGATTGAACGAGATATTATCTTTGGAAGAAGTTGCAGCAGATAAAAAAGTATTAGCAACAGTCATACAAACACACTTTCCTGATTGGAGGAGAGTATTGAATGAAGTACAGAGATATGCAGCAGGAGGAGAGATTGATACTGGTATATTATCTAAACTATCAGATGTAAATACAAAAGAATTAATGGGATATCTTGAGAAGAAAGATTTTCCTAGTGTAAGAAAATGGATTGTACAAAACTTAGATAATGATCCCAACACAATATTGAGAAATATTTACGATTCGTTGTATAATGTGTTGAAACCTGCAACTATACCACATGCAGTATTAGTTGTTGCAAAGTATCAATACCAAGGTGCTTTTGTTGCTGATCAGGAGATCAATCTCTTGGCAGCGATGACTGAAATTATGATGGAGTGTGAATTTAAGTGACCAATCTTAAGACACCATTACGATATCCGGGTGGTAAGTCTAGAGCAGTTGGTAAAATCAAAAACTTTTTTCCAAATCTTTCAAATTGTAAGGAGTATCGTGAACCATTTCTAGGTGGTGGTTCTGTAGCACTACACATCAGCACTACATTCCCACACTTGAACATCTGGGTCAATGATCTATACGAACCATTGACAAATTTTTGGCAAATCTTACAAAAACAAGGCAATGAAATTGCGACCAAACTCAAAGATATCAAATCAAACACCTCCGACTGCAGAGTACTCTTCGAGGATAGTAGGTCTATTCTACATGATAGAGGATTTACCGATCTCGAACGTGCTATTGCTTTCTATATCGTTAATAAGTGCAGTTTCAGTGGTCTTACTGAGTCTTCATCTTTCTCACGTCAAGCGAGCATCCAAAACTTCAGTATGCGAGGCATCAATAAATTACCCCAATACAGTAAGATCATCCATAGATGGACAATTACAAATGATGACTACGAAATCTTATTAACAGATTTGGTAAATGCATTTATATATCTTGATCCACCATATGAGATAGATTCTAATTTGTATGGCAAGAAAGGTGACATGCATGAGAGTTTCGATCATGATGATTTTGCAGATAAATGTGATCGGAGAACTGCAAAGATGCTCATATCATATAACTCATCACAACTTATCAAAGATAGATTTAGCAAGTGGTCAGCGTCTGAATATGCTCACACATACACCATGAGATCTGTTGGTGATTATATGTCCAAACAAAAAGAAAGAAAGGAATTATTACTTTTTAATTACAACAGAGAACCGAAAACACAATTCTCATTTGGAAGTTGCTATAACTATGATAGACTCAACTCATCAGGATTGACATGAAACCAGAACTGAAAGATTGGTTGAACTCAATCAACTATAAAAAGAATAATTTGTTTGACGATCCAGAGGTTACTGACTCAATGTACCCTGCATTTATAGTGAACAGATGTATGGCAGGTCACATGGATGCTGTGTTATACGCTAATGAAATGAATATATACAATTCTTTAGATAAGAGACTACAGTACGACTTTTTACTAAATATTTTACGATCGCGGAAAAGATTTTCTCCTTGGATTAAAAAGGAAGAATTGGATAATCTTGAATCAATCAAGAAATATTATCGTTACAGTGATGAAAAGGCAAAGCAAGTCCTCTCCTTACTTACCGAAGATCAGTTGAAATTCATTAGAAAAAAACTTGACACTGGAGGATTGAGATGAGTGTGGTGATTGAACCAATATACGATTGGTCACCTAGTAAAATGATCGAGGTAGCACTAGCAGAACCTGATGATTTTTTGAAAGTAAGAGAAACACTAACAAGAATTGGAGTAGCGTCCAGAAAAGAAAAGAAAATATATCAAAGTTGTCACATATTACATAAACAAGGTAAGTATTTTATAGTTCACTTCAAGGAACTTTTTGCTTTAGATGGTAAAAAAGCAAATCTTAGTGTGAATGATTTTCAGAGAAGAAATAGAATCGTACAATTACTAGCAGATTGGGGTTTGGTCAACGTAATTTCATCAGATATGGTGACTGATATAGCACCACTCAATCAAATAAAAGTTATTTCATACAGAGAAAAGGGTGATTGGAAGTTAGAAACAAAATATAATATTGGTAAGAGAAAAACTACACAATCTTCTGGATCTTAGGAGCATAAGAACCATCTGGTTGCTCATAAATTTTATCTGAAAATGGCGTGATTACCTTGTAGTCACGTTTATTTTGTCCACATTTTTTTCTACATAGTGGATTCTTGAAAGTCTTTATTGTATCCCAGTAAATTTTCCATGCCTCTGAATGTAAAAGATCATGTAGACTATCATAGTCATGAATATTAGGGACTGTATGAACGTCTTCATATGATGATGCCATCCAACAACATGGGAATACATTACCTCTTGCTGTAATAAAAAGTCTTTTTCTATCAACACATAATGGTTCAACCTTACTGAAGAATTTTTTACCTATAATGTGTGTACCCGCACCACGCTCCACGTTACGATTCGAGTAAATTGTATGAAAATGAAGAAAACCCATATCCTTTGCCATGTTCATTGCAGTCTCTAATTGATGCTCATTCCAACTAAACAGAACCATAGACCAAACTGCCCACCCACCAGCATCTATGAATGCTCTAGCGTTTTCTAGTGTCTTCTCCCATACACATTTGACTCTATAATATTCATAAGTTTTTTTATCAGCACCATCAATAGCAAATAAAACAGGATTATCACCTATTCTTTTTGCCAATTTAGTCCAGTATGAGGGATTGTGTGCAGAACCATTAGTAAAAAGTTTGACATCAATATTATTTTCTACCAAATTATCAAGTATGGGAAACAAATGTTTATTGGCACTAGCATCACCGTAGTTACCACACATTTCTATTGAATTTACGTCTGATTTTATTATTTTTTTTACGTCTTCTACCGTTATATCAGTGTTGATAACCCTACCTTCTTCGTTTCTAGAACAATAAAGGCAAGCAGCATTACACTTATCAGTCAAATCAATCTGGATATCCGTCCAAATAATTTCGGATTCCACCATACATATAAAATGATTATCTATTATAATTATATATGTCGCCTTCGGGGACATTATTCACAGACGCTAAAGAGGTCACTATGTTTGACAACGGAATCACGTTGACAGTTGGAGATACACAAGAATATCTCAACAAAATAAGACGAAACATGATCGGATTTGACGATTGGATCAGCGATTTCGATTCACATTTCAAAAATTCTAACTACCCACCTTATAATACTATAAAGGTATCAAACCATGAGTATAAATTAGAGGTGGCATTAGCAGGATTCAAGAAAGATGAACTAAAAGTTTACACACAAGAAGGTAAACTTATCATCGAAGGAAAGAAAATTGAGAAAGAGGGCACTGATTACGTGCATCGTGGTCTTGCACAAAGATCTTTCACTAGATCATGGGCAGTACCAGATGATTTGGTAGTAAAAAATGTAAATTTTGAGGATGGATTACTCCTTGTTGATATAGAAAGAATCATTCCAGAGCATAGGCAGCGTAAGGAGTGGCTCTAAATACCTAAAAAGGCAATTAGGTTGTGTTCAATAGGGTAAGAAAACACATTTCAGCGTCAGATCTTCGTCGATTGAACGAGGATCTGACTTTGAAGTTTAGAGATAAATTAAATCCAGTATTTTGGGGTCCATCTGGTCTAAAATCCATAGTCAGAGAGAAATTAATGGACTTTGGAAAGGCATTTGCAGACTATGCAGAGATACCAGAGGCAGGGATTGTAGATATTTTGATGCTAGGAGGCAATGCAGGGTATAATTATACCAAATATTCTGATATTGACGTGCATTTAGTGGTAGATCCCAAGTATGTGCCTGATTGTGACCCAGAATTTATAGATGACTACTACATGGACAAGAAAACTTTGTGGGAATTGACTCATGATGTCAAAATTTATGGTGTACAGGCAGAACCATACATTGAGAGACCCGGAATCACTAGAAAACAGAGTCAGGGTGTCTATAGTCTACTAAAAAACAGATTTATACAAGAACCACAGAAGTTTGAGGGTGAATTAGACGAGAGAGAACTAGAAAAAAAGACAAATAACATCAAAAGTAAGATAGAAAGACTAGTTGATAGTGATAATGGTGTCGGATTACGTGCTATAATGAAAAAATTGAGAGCAGCAAGGCAGGCATCGCTTGATTCTTATGGAGAGTATGGATTTGAGAACCTAGTCTTCAAGGAGTTGAGAAATAGTGGTTACATTGACAAAATAAGGGATGCTATGCTACAATTGAATTCAAGAAACCTATCCTTGACATGATACAAATATTATTATTGAAGAATCACCTCGTTCTTGTTGCAAGAATAGAAGAAGTGGGTTCTGAAATGGGTGAACCTGATTGTAAATTGATAGAACCATACGAATTGAAGCAAGAAAATGGTCAAAATTTCTTGACATCGTGGCCTAGTTTTACAACACAGAAAGAATTAATGATACACTCTGATAGTATACTAACAATGGTACAACCTGATAAGGATCAACTTGATAAGTATCAGACACTTACAGCAAAACCTAGCATCACTGTAAAATGAGATATTACACCAACGTTCAGATGGTCGGCAACGACTTTCTGGTTCGTGGGTATGAGAATGGCAGGTCATTTACATTACGAGATGACTTTCAACCCACTTTGTTTGTCCCCAGTAAGAAAAAAACAAAGTATAGAACATTGGATGGGAAGTATGTTGGTGAGGTAAACCCCGGAAATGTAAGAGATTGTAGAGAATTTATAAGGTCGCATGAAAATATAGAAAAGTTTCCTATCTATGGCAATCGTAGATACATTTACCAATATATTTCAGATAAGTATCCAGAGAATGAGATAAAGTTTGATCTCAACAACATGAAACTCGTCACGATTGATATCGAGGTGAAGTCTGAGAATGGATTCCCGTCCGTACAGAAATGTGATGAAGAGATGTTGCTCATATCATTACTTGATTTCTCATCAAAGAAGATACTTACCTTTGGTGTTGGTCCTTTTGACAATAAAAATGAGGATGTGACCTATATCAGGTGTGTAGATGAGTATGACATGCTACAAAGATTTCTTGCATACTGGCAACAGAACACACCAGAGATTATTACAGGATGGAACTGTACATTATACGATATACCATATCTTGCAAAGAGAATAACTCGTATTCTAGGTGAGAAAGCATCAAAACAACTATCTCCATGGGGTTTAGTGACTCACGAAGAGATTTTTATACAGGGTAGAGGGCACATACAGTATGATATTGCAGGTATTACTGTCCTAGACTATCTTGATCTGTATAAGAAGTTCACATATAAGGCACAAGAATCATACAGATTGGACTACATTGCATCTGTAGAA